ATGCGAGACCCACACACCACCAGATTCATCGTCGTTCCGTTCCGCAAAGGGAAAGGCGACGATCTGCTTCCCGTTGAAGTGCGGCCGGCCAGCACCAGCGTCGGTGCCGTGCGCGTCGCGCACTCAATGCGTGAGCGCCATGCCGGGGTGGCAGCCTACGAGGTCGTCGTTGACCCGGAGACCAGCGCCATGGACTCGCCGAAGGTCCTTTTCCTGCACGGCCGAGTTCCGGTGCTCGACGAGTTCGCGTCGGCGTAGCGAGGGGTCCGTGGCATGCCTCTCAATCCCCGCCCTTCTGACCTGACCATCGATCAGTTGCGCAGCCTGTGGCTTACGCACAAGGACCCTGTCCTGCGACGCGCGATTGAAGAAGTCGCGTATCGCCGCCTCGATGCTCAGCGGCGAGACAAGGTACTCGTGGAAGTGGAAAAGCTCTACGCCATCATCCATCAGGCGTGGCGCGAGGAAGTCGGCGATACGCTCATCGCGCTCGAGTGCCTTCGTGCCCTGCTTTCGGATCAGCGACAACGCCGAGGCGAGTTGCCGGGTATCCCGGGGGCACCGAACCGATAAAAGATAATTTTGGATATCATTTTTCAATTTTTGATAACCGTGATTATCTTTCTCTCTCATGAACCGTTCGACGCGGAAAGCGTCCAGTGCGACGCGCCGCCCAAGCGGACGCCCCAGTACATGAGCCAGCGGCGCCAGGCCGGCACGCAGGTTGCGGCGGACGCTTCGCGCAGCACGCGGTCGGCCACCGCCCGGGTCACAAGTTTCGTCGTGTAGAGCCAGTCATGCACGGCGGCGGCCTCGTTCGAGGTCCCGCCGGTGAGCCAGTAGACGACCGGCAGCCGCGGTACCGACGCGAGATCGGTGACGAAACCGCGCGGCACCGTGATCACCGCCCCCGCAACATCCGATTGATAGAGCAGGTCCGACACCAGCCGCCACCGGCCGTCGTCGCAGCCGGTGGCGTTCTCGATGACGAGGCGTGTCAGGAAGCGGCTCATTTCGCCTCGGCGCCAGTCGCGACATCTTGCGGCCACGCGGCGATCGCCGCCGCGAGCAAAATCTGCGCGGTCGTCACCCCCATCACGATTCGATCCTGATCCTGCACCGACAGCGGCGACGCCTTCACGACGGTGATGAGCGCAGGAAGACCTGCGCTCGCGAGCGTCTGAAGATTTACCGCATCGAGGGTCGAGCCAGCAGCACAGACCGCGTTCACGACCGGCTGCGCCGCGGCGAGCGATTGCAGCGCGCCGTCGCTCATGCCGCTGACTTGCTGCAGCGAGGCAACCGCGACCTCGACCGGCGGGCAGACCCGGGCTGCGACTTGCGAAGGCGAGGGGACGGACTGGGCTGTCGTCGAGCAGGCCGCGAGAGCGCACGAGAGCATGGCCGCGCACGCGGCCAACATGGCAAAACGCTTCATGGTGATTTCCTTACGGGGTGGAAAAATTGATGGCTGCGGCAGCCGCACTCGTCACGGCAGCCGAAATGCTGGAAGCAATGCCGCCGCCGGCGGTGATCGGCGCGCTGGCCGACACGCCGGTTTCAGAGAAATCGAGGGCGAAACCCTCGGTGGTATTGGTCACGCGAACGGTGACGGCGCCGACATCCTTGCTGCTCGAGACTGACGCCTCGCAGCAGATCAGCCGGCCGGCCGAGTCATAGAACGGCCGCACTTCGTATGAGGCGTTGCCCGCGCACGCGGCAAGAAGCAGCGCGCCCAGGCATGCGAAGGGCGCCCGTATCACTGCGGCGTACCGGGTGCGTCGGTGCTGCCACCCTGCCCCTTCGCGACGGCCCCGGCATGCACAACGCCGAGCGCAGCCAGCGCGGCGCCGATGGCAGCGATGAATCCCTCGACGGGCGTCTTCCCGAACCAGGCGAACAAGCCCCAGGCGGCGAGCAGACCGCCGTAACAGAGCACCTTCGTGATCGTGTTCATTTCGTTGCTTCCTTCTCGTGGTGGTGGATGATCTCGGCCGGCGTGAACTGGTAGCCCTCAACGGCATATTTTTGAGCGACCCACAGCGGGAACGGCATCGCGTGTATGCCCTCGTCCTTGCCGATGTGGTGGTCCTTGCATAGCAGCATCCCGTTGACCGTCATATCGTCGACGAAGCGGTAAGGGTCGAACGGCTGGGCGGCCAGGAAGCCGTCCCAATCGAATGCACGCGCACGCTCGCCCCAGACGCCGGCGCGGCAGTCCTCTGCGAAGCGCGGCCAGTCGATCATGTTGGCCGTGCTGCGCTCGATCGGATGGTGATGGGCCTCAAGCGGATGGCCGCAATCGTGCTCAGTGCCGCCGCAGACGAAGCACCGGCCGCCCTCGCGCTCGAGCAACGTCAAACGGCTGTGCGTGAATAGAGGCGTGGTCGAACGCGGTTCGTGGCCGGGCAGCAGCACGTCAACCGCCAGCGTCTCGCGCTCCTCGTGGGTGTCGGTCACTGCCATTTCGTCACCCCCGATCGCCGCGCATGAAACCAACGGATCTGCGCTTGAGCTGCAACTCGATGAACTGCGCGCCGACTGTGCCGAGCACGCTACCGATGCCCAACAGCGCCAGCGGCGGAATGTCCGGGATCTGGATGAGCGCCACACCGGCGATCATCGATGCGCCAGCCCCCAAAATCGCGCGGCCGACGATCAGCCGCCACGTCAATACCTCGTCACTGACGAGCAGTTTCCCGAGTCCCATAGCAGCTCCCAACACCAGCAGGCCCAGAATCGTCCAGGCTGTCTTGTGGTCTTCCATCGATGGTTCCCCGGTTACAAAGCAATGACGCCACCCGCACGCCGAAAGACGGCGAGAAGCGAGTCGAGTGTGTTTTCGCGTTGGCCGTATCCTGCGCCGGGCAGGCTCGCCCAGATGTTTCGGCATTTATTGATGGCAACAGCAATACGTCCTGCCTGTACGTCCGCGAACGCCCCCCGCTCGCGGATCAGTTGGATTGCCCATCTGTCTTGTGACAGCGGCCCAAAATCAGACAGCTTGAGCAGGTCACGGTAGTGTGTGTAGTCCCTGAGCATGAACTGGTAGCCGCCGGACGCGTTAGACGTGAGGCCACGACTGTTGATGACCTTCGACGGGCGCCCTCGCGAGAATGGGTGCACCGAGAAGTCGGTGAAAATCTCGGGCTTTCCGTCAATGCCGGTCACGATCACGTCGTAACCATCGCACTTGGTCGCGGGGCTGGTACTCGTCCCCTCGCTCACCTTGAGCATGTCTAAAAAGGCGAGCACGTTCCTGCCGCCCGCTGTGGCAGCATCGATTCGTGGCATGGTGGTAAATCCTTGAAGGCCGCTGGCGGCCCGGGTGATCGGGCTAAATCAGCCCCAGGTGACAGCGAGAACTTCCGCGACTGTTGCGGCCGAACGGACCGCCGCCTTGAGCGTCTGCAGCTTATTGAACGCGACATTGCCCTGCGCGAGCATCACGGCATACAGTCCCTTCAAATCTTCGACGCTGAACGGCACCTGCGCGTTATCACTGGCTACCCAGTAAAAGCCTGCCGGAGTCTGGCCCGCGAGGTTGTATCCGGTGGTCGCAATGAGCAGCGTCGACTGACTGGACGCATCAGCCTGAAAGGTCTGCTGGACGCCGGCCACCGTCTTGTAGGCGACATCCACTTGCGACGCCGCTTGATATGCCGAATAGAGAATCGCCATTTGGTTGGCACGCGCAGCGTCCAGACCCAACGGCGGATTCTCGATCGCGAGCGCCTGGTCGTCCGTGATGGCTTTGCATCCATCGGGCAACAGCGCCTTGCCGCCCGTGGCGACGTCCTCGTCGCTCAGAAAATAGAGTTTGCCCGCCTTGTCTTGGAAGTACGGCATTGTCAGTCCTTTATCGAAGTTCAGCCCACGCGTTGATCGTCGTGCCGCCCGTGATGGAATATGAAGCGCCCGGTGGAATCACCAGCGCGATCACCCCGTCAGCACCCGATGCAGCGAATGCGCTTTGCACCGTCACACCGTTCACCGACGCGTAGATGCGAGCACTGCTCGGGCTCGCCACGTCAGCGCTAAGAAAGATCGGTCGGCTGGTGGTGTTGTAGTAGGTGGTGCCGAGCGCTCGACTTGCGGATACGTTTTGCCACGTTTGCCCGAAGCCGAGCGTCTGCATTCCCGCCATTGCCTGACCACCGGTGCCCTGCACCAACGCTGGTGCCGTGGCCCACGTTCCGGCAGTCGCTTCCGTAATCGTCACGTATCCCACTACGCGGAACGGTGAATTTGCCGCTACGGCACCAGCAGAGTAGATGGTGCTTGCCGAGTTCGCTGCCGCACTGATCGTGGTCGGGCTGATCAGGCCAGTCTCGTCGAGATTCGTGCCGCCCGCCACGTTGGCCACGCACAGCACCGGCGCCCCGCCGTTGTACGCGACGAGCAGCGCCAGCATCGCGGTCTGGCCCGACACGGTGCCCAGCGTGGCGCCCGACGGAACGGTCAGCGAAAGGGCCGCGGTGATCGACACCTGGGTCGGTGCCCCGTTGGTCAGAGCGCTCGATCGAAACGCGAGGAACGTCGGGCCAGCCGTCAGCGCCAGCGCATTGGACGCGACCGTCGCCGTGATCGTCTGAATCTGTTGCACTTGGCCCAACTGTGCGGCGTGCTGAGAGGAAGTCGCTGCGGCGACGCTGAACGTCTTCGTGGCGTCCCCCGAAACAGCCGCCGCCGACGCCTTCAATTGCGCCAGGATATTGGCAGTCGTCCCATCGTCCACAACGTTCTGGCCCGTCCGATCACTAACGAATTGAGCCAGGACCGCCGACATGATGCTCGACTGTCGAAGAACCTTGTTCACCTGTGCAGACTGTGCGACACCGGCCTGAAAGCCGGTAGCCAACGCAGCGAGCGCAGCATAATCCGCCTGGGAAAGCACGTTCGCGCCCGCGCCACCCGCGAACGTCAGGAAATCGTTGGATGCCATATTTTTGAGCCTGAAGAGAATTTTTCACCCGTACAGGGTGGTGGATGACGGAAGGTGTTACAGAACGGTGGCCCATACCCCGCCATCGAACCCCGAGACATACTCGTTGCCCATATCGAAGCCAAACATCGGCGCACCGTCGACCGACGTCACGACATAGGCATCAACGCGCACCGTTTGGGGCTTGATTGGGATGTAGCCGCCGGAAAGCAATGCGAGGAAGAGCGCAGAAGGAACCTTCCCTGATATGCCAATCGTGATCGACATATCCTGGTTGTCCTGAATGAAGGCGTGGGTATCACCCGAAAAAATCTGGTCGAGAATCGGCTTCGAGCCGACGAGCGTTCCGTCCCAATGATTCGCGCCGATCCGAGCGCGGATCAACAACCTGAACGTTTCATCGTCCAAGGACGTGACGCCGGTGTCCGGGTCGAACGGTCCTTTCCAAACGCCCTGGTCGAACCCCAGACCGCCAGTGTCGAAGGAAAAGTAGACACCGGTGAGCGGCGTAGCCACGTATCGCGATACGCCTACCCACAAGCCAACGTCGTCAAGCTGCTTTCCTATCGCGCCGTCGAGATCGAAACTTGCAGGCATGCCTGCGAGCGCATTCTGTGCGTCGACGAAGCATTGTGTTACCGCGGCAACCATTGCCGTGAAGCGCGGCTTGTCCGCGTGCTCCGAGGTGATCTTCCCGGTGTAATCTGCGATGTCAGCCATATCAGACCGGTGTCATGGTTATGCTGGCGGGCGTGCACGTCGCTGCCTGATTGAACGCGAGCGGCACATCCGGCGTGCCGGCGCCGCCCGGACCGTTCAGCGTCAGCGTTTTGATCTTGAATGTGTTCGCGCCGGCGACACTCTTCGCCGCGGCAATGCACGCGTCCCATTCAACTACGCCGGGCGCACCACCACCGATCGCAACCGAGTTGATGTAATCGGAAATCGCCTGCTGGACGGACTGACCGATTGCGGTCGTGAACCCCGCGAGCGCGGTGAACTGGACCACGGCCGACACGGCTTGATTGGTTGGTCGGTAGAACCGGATGACGATCGGGCGGCCGTAGATGTCGTTGACCGTGATCGCAGTAGTGCCGGTTGTACCGCCGCCGGGCCCCTTCTTCGCGGCAATCGCATTTGCGATCGCAGTTGCGTCGCCGCCCTCCACCACCAACGCGATCGAGTGCGCTGGCAAGCCGTTGGCGTCCGTCTCATCCGTGTCGTTCTCGTACCCTGCGTAGCGCGTCACACCAGCAACGTTGGCGACGGCGCCGATGGTGCCCTCGAAAACGGTCAGCGACGGAATGGCGGTCGACGTCTTCTGGCGCGCTCGCAGCGCCGCGTCCATTTCAACCGGCGCGCCCGGCGCGGCATCGGCCGGATTGGTCACCGTCTGCCACCCAAGCGTGGGCGTCATGATCTTGACGATGGTGCCGGCGGGCGCCTCGATATCGCCGATCGTTGTGCAGGTCGCTGTAACGGTGATTTCCCCTTCGGGGGGGATGGTGACAGACGTGGGCAACGCCCAGTTGACCCTGTTGGTGTCCTGTACCAGACCGTTTGTGATCGTCGTGCCAGCCTGCCCGACGAGCAGCACATCCGCCGTCGAATACGACGATTCATGACGGCGGATGCCGTTGATCTTTACGTTGCTCGACAGCGCAGAAAACTGCGCAGTCGCCGGGCTGAAACTGTTGTAAATGGCGATCGCGACACTGTTCCCGTCGTTGATCGCGGACGCGATGATCGCGAGGAACTGCCCGTCCTTGCTGTCCGGCTCGAGATAGGTATCGGCACCGTAAATGGCACGGTACTGCGTCTGCAGATAGTCGAGGACGTCGGCATACGCCGGCGCGTGAATCCCGGTCGCGTCGATAGTCGGCGCAGTGGTGGTGATGGTCACAGCGTTTCCTGTATCGTCGTCGATCCGTAGATCGTGTTGATCGTCGCGGTGACTGCGAGCGCGCGCGAATCAGCGTCGAACTCGCTCGAATAGTCCGTAATCTCGACGACGCCTTGCGTGCCCAGAACGCACTGCTTGATGGCGCTGTCGGCAGTGGCCTGCGTGTTCTTGCCGAGCACCTGCTTCCAGGGCATGCCGGCCGTCTTATCGAGGAACCACTCGCCCTGGATCAAGCGCAGGCGTGTGGAAACGGCCTGCGCCACCGCCTCGGGACTATTCACGAGGAATGCAGCCGCCCCGCCGAGGACGTAATCGCCGTCAGCGTCTTCTTTTCGGTATCGCATGTTCAATTCACCGTGCCAGAATTGCCCGAGCCGGGTTGCACGTTGTTGTGGGTGTGGGTGTCGTCCACTCGCTTGCCGTTGGCGGTGATCTGGCCGATCACGTTCAGGATGCCGTTGAACACGGCCGCCGCACCACTCGCCGCGCTGCCCACCATGCCGCCGACGAACGTCAGCAGCCCCGTGATGGTGACCGCCTGCGAGAAGGTGGCCAGCGGCGCCACGACGTCGAATCCGCCTGGCGCCACGATCTTCACCTTCTGGGTCGACGGGTTCAGATCAATGAACGTGGCGCCGTCGTCACTTCGCAACTGCACCGAAGCCGTGCTCACGCCAGGCAGCGCGCGGGGACGCGATCGCGTGCCCAGCAGCACGAAGCCATCTGACAGGTCGTGCATACGCGCATCGGCCTGTTCCTGCACACCGCCCGACTGCCACCAGGCGTCGATGCAGCGCGAGCCGAAGACCACCAGGCACTCGTCACCGCGCTTCACCGGGAACGTCAGAGTACAATTCCCACCGGCGGGGAACTGCACCGGGCAGTCCACAAGCAGCGGCAGCGCGATCGACGTGACGGTACCGTCGGGACCACGGGCTCGCATCTGGATCGCAGGCTGCACCGAGCAGGTCATGGCCTGCGGATCGAACGACTGGATGATGCCCGGCAGGGCAGTCTGGACGTCGGACAGAACACTTCGAAGGGCAAGCAGCAACGTCTGGTTGGGATCGCCAACGCGCTCTTGTCGATTCATGGGGAGATTCGTGTGAAAAGGCTGATGTTTTTGATACTGGCTGCGACTTCCAGCGTCGCTTGTGCAAGCGAAGCCTATGTGTTTCCACCGGGGCAGAATCAGGTCGGCGACATCGTCCCGCGCGAAAAACTCATTTACGTGCTGTACACGAAGGAGAAATGTGCGCTTCCGGTTGTCCACGCGAGCGACATGCGCCGAGCCGATATCTTCAATCGCGCTGAAGCGGACGTCGGATGCTGGGGCAAAACTCTTTCCGGCGATCCCAACTCTGTCGTGATCGTTGACCGGTTCGGGAACGTCACGAACTCATCGACTTCATCTTTCGCCCTCGCAGACGTCGCGCGCGACGGAAGCGCCAACATCACGCGTCCATCCGCTGGTATCTCGGATTTTCGTAGGCGTTTCCCTGGCGTACGTTAGCCGTTGGTCTTCACGGCGCCAGGGACCGGCCCTATCGCTCCGAACGTCGATCTGCGTTGCATCTCCTCGCTCGGAATCACCGTCGGATCAGCCGAGATGCAGATGAGGTCGGTGTACCAGTCGTTTCCTCGCGTGTCGCCCTGATGTTCAGCCACCATCACGTAGTAGTAGCCGTTGGCATTGAGCGGATTCGTGACCTGTACGAAGGCGTTTCGTGGCTGATCTGCGTTCGCCAGTCCATACTCCAGTTGCTGCACCGAACCAGGCCTGAGTTCGATCAGCGTCCCGATTTTGTAGTTCGGATTGAGCAGCGTACGCACCTGCACGCCGTTCTGGGTCTGCACCGGTAGACCAATCATTCCAGTGTCTGAATTTATGACCTGAATTTCCGATGGCATGTAGCTCGATTCCGGTACGACCTGCAGTTTTCCGTCCTGAATGGACCAAGTCGTTTCCGTGTTTCGAGCCGTGCATGCCAGCACGTCCCGCGCCATCCCGAACATCACCTTGCCGCGCGGCAGCGGATTCGATTGCAGGCCCGCCGTGTACCCCACCCCAACGCCGTGCTTCGCCATCGCCTGTGCGGCGACGTTAAAGTGATCCTGCGCAGTCGAGCCGGCCGCCAGCGTGGTGCTCACGTAGGCGAAGTTGTACGCCGCATCGCCGTCGGCAGCCGTGATGTCGAGGTGCGTATCGACCTGGCTCGTTCGGCCCCGGCGCGTCTGCACGACCGTGCCGTCGAAGATCAGCCCGAAATTGCCCTCGTACCCGGCCTGAAGCACGACGCGCTTGAATTCCTTCTGCACCCGCGCCATCGTATCCGGATTCATGTTGTAGACCCGGATGCGCGCCGAGTTCGGCGTCTGGAAATCGCCGCGCTTCACCACGAATGAGAAGCGCAGCTCGGACAGGTCGAGCGCGTCGCCGGCGTTCTCGCCGATGATGAGCGACGCCTTACGTAGATACTGATCGGTCATCAGTCTGTCACCCAGAAAATATGAGAACCCGCGCCGAGGTCGTCGAACGTTGGGACATTGTCAGGGTCGTCAGCACCCTGGACCCAGATTCGGCCGCCCAGGCCAAGATAGCTGTACTGCTCGAGCAGGTCAGCACCGGTCACCAGCGGTATGCCCCCGATGATCGGCGCGCCGGACGAGTCTGCGATGTCGAGCACCCAGCCGGCACCACCAGCCGCGCGGTACTGCACCGTCAGGATGTACTCGACGCCTGACAGCGTGATGCGAAACGACTGGGGCGTGGGCGAGAACGGGATTTCGTAGTAGCTGGCCATGTCATTGGGGCGTGACCGACCCGCCGGGCGCCGGCGTGGCCGGAACCGCCTGCTTCGAGCCGGTGTTCTGTGTTTCAGCGGTGCGGGACGGATCCGCCTGGTCGCCCCGCGGCGGAAGCCTCGTCGCCTTGGTCTGAACGATACGGATCTGCCGCAGCGTCGCCGTGAGCATCAGCGCACCGCTCGTCTTTGTGTCGTGGACGACTCGCAAGCCCTGCAACAGAACGTTCGAGTACTTCCGGCGCGACGTCACCGCGTCGAAAGGCACGCGCGACTCCTGCAGCTTGAGCAGTTGCGAATACACTGCATCGATGTATTCGGACTGCGTGGTGCTGCCGAAATCGTCGAAGTCCACCACGGGCGAGCTCAGCAGAGCTGCGTAGTCGGCGTTCGACCAGCCGCACTTCAGTATCACGTCCGGCTGCCGCTTGTAGGCGTGGTCCGTGGTGGCCGCGCCCTGCTCCACTGGATGCTCGGTGATTTGTAACTCGTCGTTGTACACCTCTTCGATCGTCACGCCGATGCGGATCGTGCCCAGCATCTTCGGGATGATCATCATCACGTCGAAGCCAATGGTGCTCATGACAGCGCGCCCTGCAAGTTTCGAGTGAGTTCCTGGTTCACGCCGACCTGCTCGTCGCGTACCGCGCGCCCGGCCGCCTGCGGATCATTCACGCCGGTCACTGTGATATTCGTCTGGTTCGTCTGTGCGACGCTGATCTGCCGCGCGCCACCGCCCGACGCCCCCAGAATCGCCTCCGGCGAAAACGGGTTGCGCCCGTTCTCGTGCCGAGTGATTTCCGCGGACAGCCCGGCGATCACCTTCGGGTCGCTCATGTTCAGCGCCTGGTCTTCGCCCACGCCGAGCCGCTTGGCCACGGCCCCGACGTACGCACCGGTGTCGTTCTCACTCGGCGGCGCCCAACGGTTGATGACCCCGCGTACCGTGTTCAACCCGCGCCGCGCGTAGCTGCGCAGCAGTTCGCCCAGCGCGCGAAGACCGTCCTCGGCCGTCTGGAAGACGGCGAAGCCGCCTGAGTCCCTGCCGATGGCGCCCTGGTTCTGCGCGAATTTCCCGTACCGAATGTTGCCCGGGTTGTTGTTGCGCAGGCCGCGCGGCAGCGTTTTGTCCGCGCCTGGGGCGCTGCCCGTGGTCGGTGACACTGCGCCTTGTGCCGCACCAGGCGGAACCACGTTGGATGTCGTTCCGTCCGGATTCGACATGGTCATGCCGAGTTTGCGACGGTCGGCCAAATACTTGTCCTCGCCGCTGTTCAGCGCTTCGCTGTGGAACATCAGGCCAAGCGCGCCGCCGATACGCGCGAGCGGGGCAAACCGACTCAGAAGGCCGGCCACACCTGCTGCGATTCCACCGCCCGCCGCTGCGCCACCGGCACCAGCGGCAGCCCCGGCCGCAGTCGCAGCACCACCCAGTGCCCGCAGGGCTGCGACCATCTTCCAGATTCCGCCGATCAGCTGAAAGCCACCGAGGATCTTGAAGATCGCGATGGCGCCGATGATCTTTGTCGACCAGCCATCGGTGGACTTGTCGAGGTCGACGAACAGATCGATCAGTTTCCCGAGCACCGGGCCGATGGCTTCTGCGGCCGTGATGATCGCAAGCGCGATATCGCCGACGCGCTGCTCGATTACCGGCCCGTTCCGCTCGAACCACCTCTGGAACTCGCCCAACTTTGGCCCGAGACGCTGTACCAGACTGCTTTCGATCCGGGCGGTGAAGCCGTCCCAAACCGCCCCCAGATCGCGCAGGGCGACCATGAACTTGTGTGAGTCGTTAGCCGCCTTGTCGAAGCCAGTCTTCGCAGCCATCTCGCGATACTGCTGCAGGTACTTCGAGAACTCACCGCTGCGCATGGCCAGCAGGAGGTTCTCGTCGATTCCGAGCAGGTTGCCGTACTGGCTCGCGAGAAAGGTTGGCTTCTTAGCGAGTTCCCCGCCCAGGTCGGCCATGATGTCGACCGTGTCGCGCAATTCGCCGTTGGCGTTGCGCGTCTGGACACCGAGGCTTGCGATGTAGCTCTCGCCCGCGGGGTTGTTACGCATGAAGCGCGCGAGCGCTTCTACGCTTCCCCGGGCCGTCTCGGCAGATATGCCCAGGTTCTTCGCCGAGAACTCGACCGCCTTCAGGCTGGTGACCGTAGCGCCGGTTCGCTGGGAAACGAAGTACAGGCCCTCGAGCTTCGAGGCGAATGCGGCCACACCGACGCCGATGGCAATCGCCGCGCCCTCGATCGCGGCCACCATTCGGACCACGCTCTTCGTCGCATCTTCGACACCGCCCTTGAATTTCTTCAGGCCCTTCTCATCGACCTTGTATCCCAGGGCGACGAGGAATTCTCGGATGATCGTGGGCTCAGACATTCTCGTTCTCTCGCAGGCGCTCGGCCAGCGCGCGGTTATCGGCGCGCACAGACAGTGCGTCGTTCATCAGGGCTACGTCATGCAGCCCGAGAACTCCGTCGAGCAGCGACTCGTACTTGCACATGCCGGCGAGCACAGGCGCCAGTAGCCAGTCCTCGCCGTCCGGCAGCCGAGCCCACGCTACGCCATCGTCGAAGGGTGACTCGCGGGGCTGGTAAGCCACCCGGCAATAAAAGGGCCGAGGCTATCGGCAATCACCTTCACGGAAAGCTCAATCATGGTTGCGACGTCGATGTCCTCGTAAGTCGGCTGCTTGGCAGCCGGGGCCCAGATCGAGAACCACGAATTCCCCTGAAAGCGCTGCACCACCGACAGGCACTCGCCGATCACGTATTCCGCCTGGTCGTCCGGAAGGCTCGCCAGACCGTCCGCAAACGGCTGCAGCAACTGGGGCCGCGATAGGATGCCGCTGCCATCCGCGACCGCGACTTCCGGTGCCGTGCCGCCAACCAGCGGGGCATCGGCTGCCGGTTGAACCGGGGCCATTCCCTTCGATGAGGCCAGTTCCAGCATGATCGGCAGAAGCGCCGGTACCAGCGGCGCAATCTTGCGCGAGACGTGAAGCTGTTTCATCGCCGAGAGCTTGCCGATGCGGTACTTGATACCGCGGATCTCGAGATCAATTGCCATCAGTATGTCCCCAGCATCGAGTCGATCTTGCCCGCGTGGAAGGTCCATTCCATCATCGCGCCCGCCTTGTCGTAGACCACGCGCGGCTTGCGGGCGAACGCGCAATCGCGACCGACATGCAGGTCGCTCGCGGCAGAGTTCGACACCGTGATGATGTTCTTGCCGTGCAACGCGCTACTGAGCGTCTGCGCGTCAAACGCGGCTTGCAGCAGCGCGTTCTGAGGGCTCGTCTTGAGCAAGCGCACCGTGATCGTGCCCGACTTGTCGGCGTGCAGGGCATGCATCACTTCGCCGTCGGCGCCCACCGTCATGGTGTTCTTGTCGCCGGTGGCCTCGATCGTTATGCCCTCTTCCGAGGCCGCCGCGCCCGCCCCGATCGAAAATGCCGCGCCCGGGCCGACGATGTTGGCCTGAACGTCTTGAAAGCTGTAAGTTGCCATTCGAGGCCCCTGTTATCGGTTGACGTTGACGAGAATGTCGACGGAATGGATCGCGCCCGCTTCCTTCGCTGCGATCTGGAACGGCACGGATTTGCGGGCCTCGCGGTCCGACTGCGCCTGCGTCGCGATTGGCGGCGTGTAGACGTAATAGCCCTTCGCCAACGTATCGCCCTGCTTCAGCGCACCGAAGCCCGCGGAATTCCAGATGCCCGGGGCGAGATAGCCGTTGTTCACCGCTGCCGCGCAAGCGGCCTCGATCACCGTGGCGATCAGCGCGTTGCCGGCATCGGTCTGCGGAATCTTCGTCGGGCTTTGATACAGCAGGTTGTAGACGTCGGTCTGGATGCGGTTCTGGAACCAGATCGAGTTATAGACCGAGTCGATGAAAATGCCGCTCGGCGTCACGCCGGTCTGCACGATCGCCGTGTCGTTCGAATAGTTCACGAACACGTTGCAATTCTTTGCCTGCAAGGCGTTGGCCTGACTCGTCGAAAGCGTTTCCGCCACGATCCCCGGTTCCTGCTTCCACATCAGGGTGATGGTGGTGTTGTTCGCGTTGAAGTTGACCGTCAACAGGCGGCCAAGCAGCGATACGCCAGCGTAAGGGGTCGCGCTCGAATACTGCGTGAAGCTGTATTTGTACTTCGCTGCCTTGAACCGGCTCGGAAGGTCGGTCGTGACGGTCGAATCGAGCGCTTGCGGGTTCTGCGTTGTCGCGCAGTAGAGGTGCTTCTGGTCCGCTTCGATCAGGCTCGCCACCGCGACATGCTGATCATCGGTGACCGCCGCGTCGGCAAATGCCAGGCCAAGGAACTGATTCGCGAAGCGATCGAGGAAGATCGCGACGGCGTCGGTCGGCAATTCCGCTGCGATACCCGGGGCGGGCGTTCCCGCGAGGCTGGACGTCAAAGCGAGCTGGGCCGAGATGTCGGTACCGCTCGCCGGGGCGACAGCGTAGCCAACGTTCGACGTCGCCCCCGTGCTGTTCGACGTGATCACAAATTGCGAGCCGTTCCAGACACACGTTGCGCCGGTCAGTGCGCCGTTAATGATGGTGGCGACACCGTTCAGGTTCGTCTGTGCCGAAAAATCGAGACCAGACACCGTCTTCGTCGTGCCGTCGATCGGCACCTTGAAAGCGCCGGTGGTGATCGACGTCCAGTTGCTCATCGCCTGCTGGGCGCTCGACAAAGCACCGCCGCGCAGCACGCCGGACGTTGCCGTCTTCGCCCATCGCCCGATGGACAGGGTCGCGGGCTGCGGCGTCTGTTGGAAATACAGCGCGGCGGCCAAGTATTCAGGCGCTGTCGTGCCGAAGTCGCCAGCGACGTCGGCGATAGCGCCGTACGTGCGCATGCGCTCACCGGTGTCGATGACCGTCGATGCGCCCAGCAGCAGCGCAGTGTTCAGGTTCGCACCTTGGGCCGCCAGTGGCGACATATTGATCGTGACGTTGATCAGCCGCGAAACCGGCAATCCGTTGGACATGGTTGTCACCTATCACTGAGTCGTGTAATAAACTCCCGAAACCACACGCTTCGGGGAAATTACACATGGGAATTTTAGAGACATTACTTATTGCAATTGGCGGCCCGGCGGTTGTTATCGCGGGCGTTGCCTGGTTCGCGAAATCGCTGATTTCGCAATGGCTGAACAAGGAACTGAAGCATCACGAATCTGACTTGTCCCGCAACGCGAAACAGTTCGAACTCGAATTGAAGGGAAAGTACGACACGGCTGCGGAACGCTTGAAGAGTGATCTGCAGCGACAAGCCACCGAGAACCAGATTAGGTTTTCGAAACTTCACGAGAAGACGGCGGAGGTAACTGCAGAAGCCTACCGGCTGCTAGTCACTGCACTTTGGGAAATCGAGACCGCTGTGAGCCCATTAAAACTGGGCGAAAATCCCGACCTGATTGGACAATTTAATTCGGCCTTTGATAGTTTGCTCGAGTTCTACAGGTACTTTGGGGTTCACCGCATATACCTTCCCGAAGACGTCTGCAAATCAGTCGAATCAATTTTCTCCGAAACACGTTCTACTCTGATCATGTACGGAACGTATCTAAGATACGATCCACAGTCCCTCCCGGTGCACGCACAGACTAAGAAGATTGAAATCGAGTCGAAGGCGTGGGACAAGATCAAAAATGAGATTCCTACGGCTCGCGAAAAGCTCGAGACTCAATTCAGGAATCTGCTCGGCCACAAGCCACAAACGACGACAGCTACTTAAGTCCGTCCACGTCACCATTGACGGAATAGACCGACGAGCGCAGGTTGAGTACGCGGTACGTGCGCGTTACCTTGCGGCGCAGTCGGACCGTTATGTCGTATCGGCGGCGCACCTGCTGATTCACCACATCGTGCGCACTGAGGATGCTCGACGTGTCGACGAGACCGTAGTCGTTGAGCTGAAGCTGTTCACGGTTCTGCGGCACATACAGGCCGTCGCGCAGGATGCGTGCATACTGGCTGGCGTTTGGACCGTAGAACTGGCATTTGACCTCGATGCCTTCATGCCGAAGGTACGTGTCGCTGCCGTCGTCGGCGGGCACGTGCAGCAGCCCCGCGTTCGCATCCGGCTCGAAGTCGGACACGGTGAAGCCGCACCAGTTGGTGCCCGGTTCCGGGATCTTCGGGGCGGAAGGCTGCGGAAACGGCCGCACGAAAGCCCCGTTCAATCCCGTGATGCCCGCGATCATCATCTGAAGGAAATCCTCCAGCGCGGAATCCTCGATCGGGGGCGTCGACTGCACAGGGGACAGGAAGCCGCCGGTCGAGCTGTCGTTCATGGATTACCCCGAAAGTGGTTTCAGGTCGCACGTGGCGCAGACGAAGCCACGCCCGAAGTGCGAGTAGTCGTTCACGTTCACGACGGTGTACACGCGCCCCTGCCAAGTGACCTCGTCAGCGTCGTAGCCAGCGCTGCCGTCGATCAGGCGGAATGTCGTGTGTATGGTGATGGACCCGCTGATGTGCGAGCCGTCGGGGTTGCGGTGCAGGATGTCGCCCTTGTCGCTGGTCACGACACCCGAGAACGCCTGCTGCGTGGGCGCGTTGGTCGCACGGCCACGGGCGTCGACGGCCTGCGCATTGCGTGTGACCGTCAGCCCGATGTCCATGAAATCCGGATCGAACAGGACGTCGGTAACGTCGAGTAAGGCCATGCCTACCTCTTCTTTTTGCGACGTACGAACGTGATCGCATTGCGCAACTGCCCGGTATTGATCAGCGGGACAATACCGGCCGCAGATTGGATCTCGGCGAGACTCATGCCAGCGGCCTGCGCACCAGCGTCGACCATGTCGAGGTACGCCTGCTCACCCTTGCGACGAGTGGCCGTCCCGCGCTGCCGCGCGCGCTCGCGTATCGTGCCCGGCTTGAGCGGCGGCGGGATATTGCTGCCGATCTTGGCCTTCACCGCACTCGCGGCAAGCATGCCGACACGGTCCATTTTCTGAATTGCGAGGGATCGCTTTCCGTCAAGGGCCAGGCCCGCCGCGTCGCCAAGTTCCTTGGCAGAGCGGTCCTGAACGCCCTTCACGCCCGGCACGAGAAACGGACGCGCCGGCACGTTGTTCGCTGCCGAGCCGTTCTCTTGTACGTACCCGATTTCGGCATTGTTGATCGGCCCGGCCTCGCCGTCCTTGCGCTCGGCGGTGGACGCCGGGATGCCGACGAGGACTTCCTCGTTGACCAGATCGGCGATGGACTTGAGCACGTCGTCCAGACGATCGACGGGCATTTTGAATGGCATGGTGAGATCCCGGCAGATCGCCGGGACGAGCGTCAGAGTTGCAAGCCGCCGGCGCCCATCATCTGAGCGAGTTTGAGGTAGCGAATGCCGTACTTCGACATATTCCAGAATCCGGCGCCGTCGATCGTTACCGACTTCGTGTCGTAGCCGACGCTGACCTTGTCGACGGATTTCGACGCCGTAGCCCCTTTGACTTCGCCCGGCGTGCCGCCGGCCGTGGCAACGGTCTGGTCCTGACTTGCGATCACCAGGTGATGCGCGGTCACCAAACAGACGCCCTGATCAGTCAGGACGTCCCAGCGCTCGGCGTTGACGAGCGACACCGCAACGGTCATCCAGAACTGGACCTGGCTGTCGGGATACTTCGTCGTATCGGCGAATTCGGGAAAGTACGTGCGGAACTGATCAGGTGTCATAGGCGGAAGGATGATGCCCGGTGAAGGGCATCATACCCCTCACTTCTTGGCGGGGGGAGCGGACTTGGCAGCCGCTGCCGCCTCGACCGCAGCCTGCTCGGCGGCCTTCTCGCGGGCCGCTACCGCTTCCTCACGCTTCGCCAGCTCAGCGTCGCGTGCATCGGCAGCCTTCTCGCGGGCAGCGAGCGCTTTTTCTCGCTGCTCGAGGTCGGCCAGCAGTTCCTCAGCCGCGGCTTCCGCCTCGCTCGGCGGCTCGGGTTCGCCGATGTGGGCCTTGGCGTACCAATGTTCGGCGACGTCCGCCCCTACGGTATGCGGGCCGACGGGGAAATGCTGCTGTTCCCCGCCACAGTTCAAGGTGAACGCTTTCTTGACGTAGATTTTCGGCATGTCTTATCCCCTTAGATGCCGTCGCGGTAGGCAACGGTCTCGGGGTACACCACCTCGACCACGCCCAGACGACCGTAGTACGTCACAAGCTGGCGGATGTCGCGATATTCCAGCGGCGTGCGTTGCAGCGGGACCATCGGGAAACGGATCTTATCCTGTTCCTTCGTGTACGCCACCATTCGGTTTGCCCCAGCGGTTCCACGACCGGTGAGCCATTTCGACGGCACGATGTCGAGTGGCCGACCGTTTTGCGCGTTCGTAAGGCTGTTCTCGCGCAGGAAATTCAGGATGCTGATGTTGCCTGCGTCGGCCACCTTGCGCGAGACGAGTCGCGTGAAATTCGTCGGGTCGATCAACAGGCGTTGCGGACAGATTGCGAAGCCCGAGGCCGCCCAGGTCGAATTCAACAGTTCGTTGACGTCGTCGAGGATCTGATCCGGCGTCGCCGTGGCCCAGTTGCCGGTCTGGGCATTGGTCACGTTCGAAACGCTGACATGGTTCACCAGTCCGGTGACGCCCAGCACGCCATCGCCGATGTACACCTGCTCATCGACGTCCATGTTGTGCTTGAGCTGCATGCCGGTGTACTTCTGCTGGTCGACGGGGCGTCCCAGCTTCTGCGCAGATTCCAGTTCCGGAATCGTCCAGCCGAGCTGCATACCCCAAAGCGACAGCGGATTGGCCGTCTTGCCGATGTCCAGTGCGATACCGGCGATGGCGTTCGCGTCCTTGCCGATCCACGACTTGCCGTTCGGCGAGGCACCGCCAGCGGCGGCGAACGACGAGTTCGTGAACGACGACGTTTCGTCGGCAATCGAAACGTCCTCGCGCAGATCGATATCGCGCGACCACGTGACCGAAGCCAGGGGACCGTGCAGCGTCGGGTCGAGGCGTTCCAGTTCGCCGATCAGGAACGCGCCGGTGCTGTCGATGGTCTGCGCGTCGTACGTCTGAAGGGCATCACGCGTTCGGGCACGGATAATGCCCGGTGCGCGCGCGATGGCGATACCGGCAGCCGAGGCCAGCAGGGTCTTGTGATGAGTGGTCATTGCCGTCCTCGTCAGATGTTGAATTCGATTTCGACGTTGCCGTTGGCATCGCCCGCGTTCTTGAACTTCGCGGTCGGAATGACGACCGTGTTCGTGCTGTCGGCCGCCGCTTCGATACCGCCAATCGGCTTGCCAGCAGCCGCTGCCGCGACTCGCACGTACACCGCGCCACCGTCGGCCGGCGTGCCAGCGTTGTTGCGCACCGTCATGTAGCCGCGACGCATCAAGTCGCCGATGCCGCTGGTCGGCGGGGTGGCCGTGCCTTGCGGTTCGGAACCGGCACCGCCAGTCGTCGGGTACGGGCGCACCAGAAAGCCGACGATCAGGTCGGCGGTATCGCTGGCAGCCAGCGGGCGCATCTTGCCGCCGACCTTCTTGGCGGGAATGCCATACGAAGCGAACGGATTCGCCGAATCGAACGTTGCCGGTTCGATGGTCGACTGCGACGGGCGCGAGATGTCGCCCGGGATGCCCGAAGGCATGCGATACAGATATGCGTTGCCCATTTGTCGGGACTCCCTTTACGAGGCGGAACCTTGGCGGTCCCAGAACTTACGGTTTTCGGCGTTGATGTCGGCGACGGATTTGCGCGTGCCGAAGTCGCGCGTGGTGACCTTGCTTGCGCCGGCGCCGCTGTTGTTGCGTGCCTTCATGAGTTCGGCGGCGCCGGTGAACGTGGCGTGCACACTTGCCATCGGCATCGCGTCGAAGTCGGCAGTCCGACCGCCCAGGAACGGATCGATCGCAGCCTTGCCGGCTTCGGTCTGGTAGGCGTTGTCGAGCGCCTTGCGTTGGCACTTGCACAGCGCCGCGGCCCTGTCCTTGGTGCTCATCTTCGCGTCGAGCGTCGGCAGTTTGATTCCAGGCGACAGAATCTCGGCGCGCGCCATGATGTGGGCAGCGGCGTCACCAGTGAAGATCTCGACGCCCTCCTCGCTCGTCTTGGGCGCGGTAACAGGCTTGGTCAGATCACCGTCATCACCGGTCTGGGTGTCGTCATCGTCATCATCTTCAGCGGCTGCCTTCTTCAGTTCCTGAATGTCGGCATCCATCGCTGTCAGACGCTTGAGGATCTGGCCGAGTGCATCGCCGGTCCTCCCTTCATTTTCGGCGCGTTCGCGCTTCTCGCGCTCTTCCTCGGTTTCGTCATCGTCGGCCGTCTGGCCTTCTTCGAGCGCTTCTTCGAGGGCTTCGGCGTCTTGCGCCTTGAAAGCGGTGCGCACGCGATCCAGCCACGTGCGCTTCTTCGCGGGCTTGCTGTCTTTCGTCTTCATCTCGGGTTCCTTATCGCCGATCGCACAACGCGGGCCACAACGGCCACGCGGGACGATGGCTACGTGGTTGACAACGATGTTCCGCTGAACCCCGCGGCCGGGTGATACCTGTTCGTAGTCCGCCTCGTAGCCGAGGCTGACTTCTTCGATTTCTTCGTCCTGCACGGCCTTGATTGCATCCGGCCGTTTGATCAGCAGGTCTGCAACAAGCAGGTCGGGTTCCGACGCGCTTCGTCGCGGGTTGAGCATCACGCCTTGCGTCAGGCCGGAGTAGTTCGCCGGTTCAACGAAGTCGTCCGGATGGTCAAGCGTGATGTCCTTGCCCATACAACTGGCCATCGTGGCGTCCCGGAAGACCTCGTCGGGCGTTCGACTGATACGAATCAAGCCGTCGAGGCCAGCCTCGACCGGCACTTCACCCGCCGCGTACAGCATCTCGCCTGTGCGCGCGACGGGTACGTCTTCGCACAGCAGGAAGCCTTCAGGCGTAAGCGAGCGCTTCGGGCCCAGCTTCTGGACGGTGTAAAAGCGCATTGCCATGCGTCAGTCCTCGGGAATCACAGGTTCCGGATAGCATCGGCAGTTCGGGAACTGCCCGGCGTGGCCGGTCATCTTGTCGAGCGTCGGCGGGGAATCCCACCGAACGTATTTGCCATTCATCTCGGCGTGCGAGTGCCGGACGTCGCCATCGCCCGCCGTGCGCCAGATGTAGCCCTCGGAACCGACGTGATGCGCGCGCGCCTGCGTCAGCGTCGACGCACTGCGGGCCACTTCCGTCCGCGCGATCAGGTCGGCGCGGCTCTTGGCCACCTCGCCCGACCGTTGGATCTCTGCCGAAATTTCACGCGCGCGCGTGCCGTTTTCCAAGCCTTCGATCGTCAGGCGGTGCACGCGCTGCGCCGCGTCGAGCGGAATGGACTTGATCAGCGTCACCTGCTCGGCCATGAGCGCACGCATTGCCTCGCCGGTGGGCGCCGAGCGCAACTCGATCTTGAGGGCGCGCGACATTTCTTCAGCGTGCTCGGCCCATGCCTGGGCGTCGCGCCGGTTCACGTCTTCCAGCATCGCGGCGGCGGTACGTTCTGCCCAGGGCGTCAGGGCCTCGGCGTATCGACGCAGTAGCTGTTTGATCGTGGGGACATACTCAGGATCGCCAGCGGGAAAGCCATTGACCAAATCGCCCACCTGCTTGGCGATCTTTCGTAGCTGGGTTCGATACCGCCCCTCGGCCGCCCTTGCCTTCACCGGATTGCGGCGGCTCTTCCGAGTCCGGTCGGCTGTTCGGGTCTGCTGCATCGTCGGGTAGGTTCCGTTCCGCAGGCGGCGGTGGTTCATCGTCTGCGTCCGCGATCTGCTCGTCGGTGATGCTGGTGCCAACACCGGTGGCATGCGACGACGCTCGGATTTCCTTCATTCCGCCGGCTTGGGTCATGAGGCCAGCGTCCACGGCCTCAACGACTGCGCCGATAACCTTGGCGGCCGTTTCGGCCTTTTCCGGCGCCGTCATCTGCCACAGCGGGCGGAATTCCCACGAGAAGCCCTCGGGCGGTTCCGTCCCAAGTTCGGACCGGATAAGCACGTCGAGCAGGCGCGTGATCGGATTGCGCAGCTTTCGCTCTTGCTGCTGCGCGATGCCGTCGTAGTAGTTGCGCAGGTCGGACTCGCCCGTGGCACTCAGGCCGGCTGGCGATTGGCCGAACAGGCGAACCAGCGGGATCTGCGTGGCGCCCGACAGCTGCTGCCCGAACTGCAGCAGCACGTTGTCGAGGCCGCTGAAGCTGTACTGATCGACCTGCAACTCATCATCAGCATCGAGAAGCGTCAGCCCTTCATTCGATTGAAAGCGCCGGATCATGTCCAACTGCTTCAACAACCCTTCGAGAGCAGGGCCGCCGGCAGCGATGATCGTCCGCAGGTCCTTGACCTTCATCGTGCGCAGATGAGCTTTGTAGACCAGCTGCGCCGCGCCCGCCGTCGTGCTGTCGAATGCCACCAGACGGTCGATGAGTCGCTCGATGACAGATTGACCCCAGAGGTTTTCCGCGATCTTCTGCCAGTACGGCAGCTCGACGCCGTCCATGCGAAGCACGCGGCTGTAATGGATCCGCTGGCGCGTCAACGCCATGCTGTCGGCCACGACGTCGTAATACTTCGGCATGCCCATGTCTGGCCCGAGCTCGGTCACCAGATCGTTAAGCGATGGTTGCACCAGCCAGCGGTCGAGCACATACAGGCCCTTGAACTGACCGGGCGCAATGCGGTCTGGCCGCAGCGGCGTACTTACGTCTTGCCCGTCGATCAGCATGACCGCAATGGCGCCCCCGTACAGACGAGACCACTTGCCAGTTTCGTTCACGCGATCCCACAGGGACATGCGCTCGATCGCGTTATTCAGCTTGTCCTTGTCGTCCGGATCAAGCTGCGAGCCGATTTCGATGCCAGCGCGCGTCATATCGTCGGCAACGGTGTCGACCATCGCGCCAACAATCCACGAGGATCGGTACATTGCCTCCATCTGCACGCGATTGCGCGAGATGAAATCGAACCCGTACGTATACTGCGACGCCTGGTTGTTCGTGCCCAGGCCGACACGTGCTTCAAAGTTCTGAAACGAGTCGCCCGAAGCCCACCGCTTTCCGCTTTGAGCCTGTCGCATGGCGTGCACGGGCACGGCCACGACAGGCGCGCGGGCCAGCTTTCGATCCTTTCGTTTCATGAGGCCAGTCTTTCCCAGGTGCTGAGTACTCGGCCACTGGCCAGTAGGTCATTGATTGCGTCGACCATCGGGTCGATCTGATCGTCGTGTGCGTGCGTGTCGTCTGGCGTGAAGGCGTCGCATTCCTGCGTGAAGTCACTCACCCAAGGTGCGTCATCCGGCACCAAGACGTAGCCGGAATCGATGTAGCTCACCACGTCCATGACGCGTGTCAGCTTGTCGCGATCGCGCTCGATCCCCTCGATAGGGATGCCACCGCTTTCCCTAATGTCCTGAATAAGGCCCGTGCCGCTCGCCTTGTCTTCGACACGCATCTTCGTCAGCGCGGCGCCGTGCGGCATGCCCATCGGAAGATGCTTGTTCCAGAAGTCGATCGCGCGACGCCGCAGTTCGGGCGCTTCCCACTTTCCACGGATCTGGTCGATCAGGTAGATGCGGCCGTTCTTGCCGAGGCCCCAGCACTGGAACACGCTGTAGTCGTTCCGCTCGGCCGTCTTCTGCGCCGTGTCGGCGAAAATCATCCGCTTGACCAGGTCAGGCAGGACGTCGTATCGACCGAAGTTGGCACTCTTGATGATGCCGCCGCCCAGCGGGGATGGGCGCTGCATGTACTGGCCGCTGAACACGTACCGGTCGGCCTTCTCGCTGGCGAGTAGGTCGTCGAGCGGTTCCTTGTAAGGCCAGTAGCTGAACCGCCCGTCGTCGTCGCGATCGGCGACTTCAACCATCTCGCGCACGCGCGCGGGCAGACGCTCGACGTACTCGTCGGTAATCAGCGCCGGGATTTCAATGAACTGCCAGTCGCCCGGCACCTTCCCGGACTTGATAAAGCCCGTCGGATCTTCCTCGGCGAGGCGCTGCATGATCACGATGATCGGCGTGTCCGGGTTGGCCTTCCGGCTCTTCACCGTGGACAGAAGCTTGCGGTTCGCCTTGTCCCGATTGGTCTTGCTGTACGCGTCTTCGACCTTCAGCGGATCGTCGATGATGATGGCGCCCTGCCACCCTTCGGCCATGTGGCCGGCGCGGAAGCCTGTGATCTGGCCGCCGAGCGACACTGCATAGACACCGCCCGCCTTCTTGCCGTCGACGACGACGTTCCAGCGCTTTTTCGACTTCGCGTCATCTGCGATGGCCAGCGGCCAAAGCGCCTGGTATTCATCCGATCCGACGATCTCGCGCGCCGTCTCGCTGTTGAGCAGCGCGAGGTCGTCCGAGTATGAGATGTGCAGGAAGCGGGCACGCGGGTTCACTGCGAGACCGCGTGCGATCAGATTGATCGCAACCAGCTCGGTCTTCGATGACCCGGGCGGCACGTTGATTACGACGTTCTTCAGCTCGCCGTCGATCACGCGTTGCACTGTGTCGGCAATCAGCACGTGGTGCCAGTTCACACGGAACTTGATGCCCTGCCGGTGCTTGAAGAAGTACCGGCTGAAGAACAGGTGATCGCGTTCGCACTTCGCTTTTATGACTGCCCACTCGACGGCAGGGTCAATACTCCTCTTCGAGCTTTGCGACGGTGGCTGCGACCTCTCTTTCATCGACGACGGTTGTCCGTTGTTCCACGGGGCCGCCGTCGGCCCCCGTGTGCTCAAGCCGCTGCGGCGGCTCTTTCCATCCAGCTCGAACCTTCAGCCAGAAAATGGCAGCCGCGACCGCGCCCTTCCCGGTGCCGGTCGCGTGCTTGAAGAGAGACTGCGCGACAAGCGAGTTTGCCTTCGTCGCGCCAGTGTCCAGTTCAGAGCGAAAGTGCCTGCGCAGTGATTTCGGGTCCAGCGCCTTGGCCGTCTGCGGGTTGACGATCTGCATGGCGATGTCCTCGTGCGGCACGCCATACCCGGCAAGCGTCTCGACCATCTTCCGGTCCGCCGCCGTGGGCACGAAGGGTTTGCGTCCAGCCATCACTCGTCAGGCTCGGGAAATTCAACGTTCGTCATATCGACCGTGCCGCACGCGGCTACGGCCTTCTTCCAGTCGCCCTTCACGAACACGAGGACGTTCTGGTGGACCTTGCACAGCTTGCGGCTGGCGGCGAACTGCTTGCCCGCGCGGATTGGCGCGCTGCCCAGCGCGGTCAGCAGAATCGCCTCGTTGTATAGCGTCAGCCCGGCGTCGAGGAAGGCGGTGATCGTGTCGGACACGAAATTGCGATACGCGCCACTGCGCGCCCGAACATCGCCCACGACGAAGCAGGCGAAGCGGTCAGGCTTCAGCAGCGCCGCCGCGCCGGCGACGATGTCCCGGTACGCTGCAAGGAATTCGGAGTACTTCATCGTGGACAGGTCTTCCGGCCTATCCGAGTAGCGTTCGAGGTCAGCGTATGGCGGGCACGAGAACAGGAAGTCGGCCTCGACGCCCTTGAGCGCCTGGCCGATCTTCCGGCTGTCGCCCACCGTCCACGCGGGCGCCGGGTCATCCGGCGCAATCAGGTGAAGCTGCTCGCGGTTGGCCGCGACCTGCTCTTCGCGCAGTTCCATGCCGACGTACTGGCGCCCGAGGCGCGCCGCGACGATGCCGCGCACGCTGCCGCCCGCGAACGGATCCAGCACGATCCCACCTTCCGGGCAAAACCACCGGTAGGCCAGTTCGCACAGGACCGGGTCGAACACGCTGGTTCGGTGCTGAGCAGTGGCGCCACGCGCCGCCTTCTGTGCCTCGCTGGCATCGCCGTATGCTGGGGCGTCGCGGCCGACTTCGGACTGGATGCCCAGCGCCAGCCAGGCGTCTTTCCGCTCTTGCCATGCTGCGGCGCGCGCATCCAGCGTGCTGAATGGCGGCACCATGAATAGTTCAGCAAGCGACCCATCCCCACCGGGACCGGGTTCGCCGGGATCCGTGAATAGTTCGCGCAATTCAGCGTCGCTGAAGCCGATGACGGACAGGTCAAACCCGTCAGCCTTCAAATCAGCCAGCTCGGCCGCGAGCAGTTCTTCATCCCAGCCGGCGTTCAATGCAAGCTGGTTGTCCGCGAGGATGTACGCGCGCCGCTGTGTGGCGTCAAGGTGCGACAGGTCGACCGTCGGCACATCGAACGGCTTAGGGCACATGGCGATGCTCTCGCCCGCTTCCCACATCCCGGTCGCCGCTTCGATGCGGCCATGCCCGGCGAGGATCCCGCCGTCTGCAATCAGGACCGGATTGGTCCAGCCGAACTGTCGCAGCGACTCGCGGATCTGCTCGATCTGCCCGGCGCTGTGCGTTCGGGCGTTGTTCTCGTACGCGGCCAGCTCGTCCGTCGACCGGTAGACGATCGATAGTTGGCTGGGCTTTTTCATAGACGGGAATAATTGGGGTACTGCTGAATTAGGTACTTCCACGCGCCCCCGCCGCTCTTTTCCCCACAGGAGGTATGAGGGGCGACACGTGGCGCGCTGCCGGGGTTGTTTCGGAAAGGATCGGGCACTGGCCGGCTGGCCCGGGCAGCGGTGCGATGGCCTATGCCCTGGCGGGCGAAGCGGCCGACGAAAATTCGCTGCGCAGAAAAGCAAAAAGCCCGCGTGTGCGGGCTTTGGGTGTACTCGCGGTGAGTATGGGCGAATCTTAGGTGTTTTGTCCCAAATCTGCAAGCACTTTTTCCTTCGAAGTCCTTACGCTGCAATGGAATGCGCGAAGTCGCACGCGGGACGGTTCACTGGCGGCACCACACCGTGCATGACGAACCCTGCTTCGAGTCGCACGACCGCCAAATTTTCGAGTTCAGCGAAGCGTGCGGCCATCCACTTTGCCGCGCGGAACACCGTGCTCTTCGCCACCTTGTGCCGCTCGGCCAGATCACGAATCGACGCCCCCTCTCGCTGGGTGCGCGGCAGGTAGTTCCACACGACCAAGTCCTCCAGCAGCCCAACCGCCGTGATGCCGCTCGACTTCCGCGACCAGACGGCCAACGCCTTGATACCCCTCACCTTCTCGTCACCATGCGCGAAGCGCGCGAGCACCGCGGCGTATTCAGGCGACGGCAAGCGCGTGCGCGCTGCGTCTGTGATCATGGCGCACTGAGCGCGATATTCCTCGAGCGTCAGGCGTTCGGGATCAAAGTCCCCCTGCGGGCCACGCAGTTCGTTGAGCCACGCTTCCTGCGCCCTCGTCGGTCGGTCGAGGTCCTCGAGGATACGAATCAGCATGTTCCGGAATGGCGCCTTCTGGCGCGGCGGTAGCGACAGAACGAGGTACGCCACGTGTAGCGCCTGTCGCGTGTCTTGAAATGCTTCGTTCATTGGCCTATTCCCCCGTCAAAAGTGCCAATCCATCACGCCGCTTCCAGCGGCAACTGCTCGACCTGCACCCGCACACCGGGCGTCAGGCTGTAGCGCTTGCTGATGCGGTATTCCACCGCCTGGGCGTCGTCGTTCCAGACGATGCCGTTCATTCCGTCCTTGACCGCCTTGAGCACGTTGTCAGCGTCGGGCTTCTTCGTGGCCGCCACCTTCCCGGCCACGGCCGCCGCCTGCTTCTTCTTCGACCAGCTCGCCGGGATCGTGAGTTCGATGTCGAGCCACAGTTCGACCGGGCCGTCGATCGGCGCGGCGCCCGCCATTGCCTCGCCGGCGGCCAGCTTCACGAGCGTCTCGTAGTTCACGGTCTTCTCGGGCGTGTACGTGCGCACGAAGCCGCCCTGCCGCGCGAACTTGGGGCGCCCCTTCGCCACCGGCTGGCCGGGCACGGAGAAAACAACCCGGCGCAGAAGCCGGGTCTCGTCGAACAGATGGCGGTTTTCAGTCATGGGTTCCTCGCTGCCCATCGGGCTTTCACTTCGGTTTCGATCTGGTTCATGGCCGTGTCGCCCAACTGCCTGCGCCATCGGTCGAGCGTCGCGCGGCGCATGTCGACCTTCGGCAGCGCCATGAGGTGCCGGACGCGGCAGCAGGGCTTCGTGAAGTCGAGCCGGCCGGCGTTCACCTGGCAGAGTGGGCACAGATCCACGGTCAGCCCCGCGGCGAGCGCTGAGCGCCCTTCGCTGCCCCTCGCGCGTACGCGAGGACGGAATCGGGGAGCAACTTCGCCACGGCGTCGGGGCGATCTGCAACCGGGAGCAACGCCTCGCGCGCACGCGAGAGCGAGCGTTCGCTGCGGCCCGGCCGCCCTGCCAGAATCGCGGCCAGGTGGGCACGGCCGGTCGCCTTGTCCGTCACGGCTTTGCCGGGTGCTGGCAGCGCGGCCATAGGGGGCGGCACGGGCTGAACGTTGCCCTCGTCGCGAACCGCATCAAGCGCCGCCGCGAACCGCTTCACGAGCACGTCGCGACCGAGAGTGCGCATCTCGTACCCGCCGACGCGCTGGGCCGCCCAGTAGACCGTGGGATCGGGCCAGACGTCGCCGCCGTCGGTGCTGCGACGATGCAACTGCGCGACGGCGTAGTCGAGCAGCTCGCCGACGTGCTGGCGTGGTCGGCACAGCAGGCGGAATTCCGGGCAGGTCGGCACGTAAGGCCGATCGCGTAAAGCGGCGATGCCGCGCTGCCACTCGGACGGCGTCAGGTCCGCCAGGTCGAGCGCCCACTGGCGCTTCACGCCGTCGAGGTGCTTTTGCACCGTCTCGGGCCGCAACGGATCGCCGCCGCGCCACATGTCCGCAAGGCGGGCCCCGTAGCGCTGCCCAAGGATGGCGAACAAACGCTCGATGAGCCGCTGCGGTGCCGCGTCTTGCGGCCAGTCAGCCGACGATAGTCGCGTCGACGTCGATGGTGCCGGGGTCGTTCCCATACTCGTCTCCCAAGGGGTTACCGGCGAGGCCGGCGAGGATCGCTGCGTTGTCAGCGCTGCGCGGCGAGGCACGCGGTGCGTTCGAGCTGGCCAGCACGCGGTCGACGTATGCCGGCAGGTAAGCGATCGGTTCGGTCGCCTCGGCGTATGCGCGCTCGATGGCGTGGCGCATCCGACCGAGCGTGATACCGGCATTCACCCATGCTGTCGCCAACGGGACGAACTTCCGCCGATCGTGCTGGCTGCTCACAGAGACCTCGACGCCGTACTCGGCGCCGAAGAACGTCGCCCATTCGGCCGGGTTGGCAGGCACGTACGCATCCGGAAGGCTGCGGATTTCATCGTCGCCGCTTACGGCGATTGAAGTACCACTACCGTTAACCTCTTGGTTCTTGGTTACTGGTTCTTGGTTAGTACGCGACCCGGCATGCGACGGTGATGCGACCGGGTATGCGACAGCAATGCGATTCATATGCGAGAGCAATGCGTCCTCGTCGCAGGTCGCAACCGGAATCTCTTCGCCCTTTCGGGTCTGATCGTAGACCGCCAATAGATCTGCCTCGGCGTCGCCCATGTGCCCCACATGCACCTGATGGATCAACGTGGCATGCGCGCCATATTTGCCCCGAAGTTGATGAAGCCGGCTCTTCAGGTTTGCGGATATTCCGACCTTCACTGTCGCAGCATTGACGCGGACGGCATACAAAGACCCGGAGCTGGCCATGTACTCGCCCTTCTTGTAGCGGGTCGCAGCGCTCTTCTTCCCGTTTTCTTGGGCCGTTTCCATGCGCGCCTGATAGGCAGCGATCTCTGCCTGGCATCGCTCGTGCACGTAACCGGCGTCGGTCTTCTTGAACTTGAACCGCAAGAGGTTCGCGACCATGCGCCGCTCGTCCTCGGTCGTCACGCCAACGTCGTAACAGACTTTGTCCAGATCGAGCGAGAGCGGCTGCTCGGTGTCGTAGCAGACGTCGAGCAGGTCACGGTAGATCCAGCGCTCGACACGGCTCATGTTTACGGTGCCGGACCGGAAGTCCCCGATGTGGTGAGGGTAATAGTTCATGGTGCCCCAGCCTCGCGGGCCTGTTCCTGTTCGACCTGAATGCGTACCGTCTGCACCAGGTCGCGCGCGTAATCAGCGCGCATATTCATCGTTTCTGCCTTCAGCGTCGCCAACGCGGCGCGCGCCGGGACCGTGTCGGTGTCGAACAGCGGCATGCCCACGTCGAGCTTGCGCGCCAACAGGCGCAGCGGTTCCAGCGGCATGGCACGGCCGCAGCGTGATTCGTGGATTTCGTAGGCGTCGATAAAACCCGTCAGCGCGGGCACCATCTCGTACCAGCAACCGTCGTTCGTGTCCTGAAAGATTGGCGTTCCGTTCAGCGTGGCCGATACAGTGCCCTCACCTTCCAGTTCATCGAGGATCTGCTCGAGGGGGCCGAACACGGCCGCCACCTTCCACAGTTCGGCGCGCAAGCGAACGCCGCAGCCGTTGCGGCCGGGACTGTACCGCTTGTTGCGGGGCTTCTTCTGTCGGCTCATGCGGGCACCTCGTCGCGAATTTCGTCGTGAACGGGTACACCGCCGATCGGCCGAAGATGCGCATCGGGCACGTACATTTCTTGAGTGACGACGTCTCGGCCCGTGATACTGGACCACGCCTGAAGTGGGCCGGCACATTTGACATCCCAATGAGGCGCGCCGAAATGCTCGCCAACGAACGCCACTACGGACACGATTTTTCCGATGTTCGACGGATAGTCGCTGTGCGTGATGTATGCCAGATCGCCCGGTTTGCAGCGCAGTGCCATATCAGCCCCCGATGCCCTTCCGGGCGAAGAAGCGCAGGGACTCATATTCCTCGCGCGAGATGGTCACGGTGCTGCTGTCGTCCGCCGCTACGGCCTCGATGCCAAGGACATCGAACAGCTCGCAGAACTTCGCGAACGGAAGACTGTGACCGTTGTTGTTCAGGAACCGCGAGAAGTTGGTGGGCTCAACGCCAATCAGCTCTGCGACCTTCTTCTGGGTCATGGGAGCAACGCGGTTCATCACGAGGCTTTCGAGGCTACGCATGCGCTGCTCCCAAGTGCTCGGCGTGACTCATACGATGGAATCCAACGAAACGACGGAACGGCGCACAAGCGCCGCAGGGATATGAAAGAGAAAAGGAGGCATGCAGCGGCATCAGCGATGTCCCCGCGAACGACGATCAGCGCGATGCAGTCGCCATGCGCTGAAAAGCGCGGCGACGGTGCCGAGCAGGCCGACGCGGCGACGGATCGGGATGACCTTTCTCATGCGTGGGTCATTTCGGGGACCGGATGGGTCCGGACGTATGCCCAGTCGACCCGGTCATTGAGATCCTCACAATGCACTGCCCCGCCGGCCAAGTCTTCGATCTTCGGGCAATGCTCAGCCGGGACGCGGCGCCCCTCTTGCTTCCACTGAAGGACCGCCGAACGAGTTACCCCGAGCGCGTCGGCCAAACCCTGTGCGCTCAGGTTCGCCGCCTTCAACGCTCGATCCAAAGGATGATCCATGTCGACACTCTGCGAAGTTGATATCAGACCGAATGATAGAAATTCTATACATAAAAAGCAAGAAAATATGGCGCAAGCTAGGTTAGATTTTCTTTACATTCGCGATATGGACATCGCGCAATGGATTCGGGCGAGCCGCGAGGCCGCCCAGTTGAAGCAGGACGAGCTCGCCGAGAAGCTCGGGAAGACGCGCGGCAACATTTCCGCGTGGGAAAACGGGCGGCATGAGCCGAGTTACAGTCAGATCCTCGAAATCGCTCGATTGACGAAGCACGCAGTACCTATTCCAGGTATGGAGTCGGAGCCTCACAGGAACGTGAGTGCAGCCGAAATAGGTCAACGCCGAATTCCACTGATCAGTAGTGTCCAGGCAGGACTGATGAGTGAGGCACTTGAGCCATTCCCAGCGGGTGCAGCGTTCGAATACCTGCTGACGGACTTGAAGTTGTCCGAGCACGCGTTTGCGCTGGCGATCGAGGGCCGCTCAATGGAGCCGGACTTCAACGAAGGTGATCGGATAATTGTGGACCCTGCCCTGCGGCCACAGCCCGGTGATTTCGTCGTCGCGAAGAATGGCCGCGAGGAAGCCACCTTCAAAAAATACAGGCCGCGTGGCGTGGGGGCCGACGGACGGGAAGTATTCGAGCTTGTTCCGTTGAACGATGACTACCCGACCATCAACAGCGAACACGAGCCGGCTCGGATCATCGGCGTGATGGTCGAGCACCGCCGATATCGCCGGCGATAGGCGCTGACATGACCACGAACGCCAACACCTTCCCCGCGGCGACCCAGGCATGCGAGGGCCTCGCCCAGCGCATTACAGCTATTCTGGGCGACGGTGGAATCACGCAGGAAGCGCTCGAGACGGCGGCAGGTGTAGCACCGGGCACAGCGGCAAAATGGCTTTGCGGCGAGCAGCTCGATATTGGCCACGACCAGGCCGCACGCCTTCAGGAAGCGTACGGCTTCAATATGTTTTGGCTGATCACCGGCAGGGGGAATCAGCGCATTCCGTCGCTCATCGGGCCAGGGCAAAAGCCGGCCCCGAAGTACCTCAATTCGTACCATCCGGAGAGCTTCACGGCCAGGCTGCACTACGCGATGGGCCTGCGCGGCGTCCGGCAGAAGTCGGATATCGCCGAAGCCAGTGGAATCAGCACGGCAGCCGTTTCCCTATGGTTCAACGGCTCTGCGGACGCGGTCGACGACAAGAAGGTGGTCGCGCTGGCGAAGTTTCTGCGGGTTGAACCCGAATGGCTGCGGGACGGGACTGGCCCTATGGAGGGCCCGGTGAATGTGCGCCCCGCCGAAGTGGGCAGGCGGCGCATACCGTTGATCAGCAGCGTGCAGGCTGGACTGATGCACGAGACGGTGACTCCCTTCCCTGCCGGCGACGCGTTCGAGTATCTGCTGACTGACCTCGACCTGTCGGATAGCGCCTTCGCGCTTGAGATCGAGGGGCGTTCGATGGAACCGGATTTCCGAGAAGGTGACCGGATTCTCGTTGATCCAGCAATCCGGCCAATCGCCGGGGACTTCGTTGTGGCCACCAATGGGCGCGACGAAGCAACGTTCAAGACGTATCGGCCGCGGGGCGCCAACGCAGTCGGAATCGAGATATTCGAACTGGTACCGCTGAACCCAGACTACCCGACGATCAGCAATGAAAGCGAGCCATTGCGTGTGGTTGGGGTTATGGTCGAACACCGTCGGTATAGACGGCGATAATGCCGAGCGCTTTAGGTTTCCCAGAATGACAATGTCCATCGCGCCCAATTGCTATGACTATCGAAAATATTGACATGCGCGCTTCAACTCGTCGTACTTGCCGTTATGGGCATGGCGACTTAGAACCAGATCGCGGCGAAGACGGGTCAGTTCGAATCTGGGGATTCTTGAATTTTGTGCCTGTGAAGCCGCGGTCCGAAGGCGCTCAGACGTCACCATATCTGACGTCCACTCAATCGTCCTATACGGTGCAAATCCTTACGTGCCCTGTTTGCGGGTATGTGGAATTGTTCGACGACGGAACTGTCTATGGCTAAGCAAGACAACGTAGTCAGCATCCGGTCACGCACGTTCGATCGGGCTCGACCACCCATTGACAAGGGAGGCGGTCCGCCACATGATGGCGATATGGAAACGCGTGTAAAGGTCCTTGAGGACGCCGTCGCAACGATGAAAACGGACTTGGCCGTGATGAAGTCCAACTATGCGACCAAAGCAGACATTGCAGAAGCCAAGAGCACAATCATTATGTGGGTTGTGTCCGCCGTTCTGTTCGCGCAAGTTCTCCCTGGCATTCTCAAAAAATTCGGGCTGGGATAATCCCACCACCCTACCACCTGCAGCACCTCAATAGAGCCCGCCCCGAGCGGGCTTTTTTGCGTCTCCACTGGTCCCCTATCGAATATCGAAATCCAATAGATAGAATTTCTATCGTCAAGAGTCAGTTTTTCTTGCCCGCAAAGGATAGATTATCTATCATTCACTCCAACGCAGCACACAACCCACCCCAATCCGCTGACTGACGAGTCATGACGCGGGGTCGCCGGGCCGGGAACCGGTAGCTGCGTCAGCCGCGCGAAAGCGCATTCGGAAGTGAACGCACGAAGGGGCCAGCGCGATGAACGTCAGCTACGTCGAGAGCTTTGAGGAAAAGCGGTATCAGACCTCGCTCGACGTGGCCGACGATCTGGCTGCCTACGCGGAAGAGCACGGCCTGACGATCGGGGAAGCGCGCGACGAGTTGCGCGAGCCCGAGTCGATCAGCGGTGACCTGCGCCGCCTCGTGCGTCGAGCTACGGGGGAATGATCGTGAGTGAAAAACATACGCCGGGTCCGTGGTCCATCTCGAAGGCCAAGCACATGGGCGGCGAGTACGTAGTAGCGACGCTTGCACACGACCGAGGGGATAGAGCGCTTGTCGTCCATGCACAGCATGGCGATCAATCTCAAGACGATGAAAACGCCCACCTGATCGCCGCCGCGCCGGAACTGGTGGAGGCGCTGAACCACATCGAGCGAAAGCTGGACTTCTACCTTAAGCATCAAACGGAGATCCCCGTCAAAGAGGTGCTCGGCATGTGGGACATCGCGTATGCCGCTCTCAAGAAGTCACAAGGTGTCGCATAAGCATGATCCGCCTCGCCCGCGACTTCGCCGCACTGTGCGCTCGGATGATGGTCGTTTCCGCCGTCCTCGCGCTGCTTGTCGCGGTCTGCAAATACAGCGCCGAATCCTACGCCGCCGACGTCCCGGCCTACGGCCGCACCGTCTGATGAACACCGCCGCGCGCCGTGCGCTCGCCCTCTCGCTGATTGCCACCGCCCTCGCCTTCATGGTGTGGCGCGAAGTCACGAGCTGGCACGCCTGCCGCGCGGCCCACGCAATGACGTACTGCCTGACCACCTGGGAGAACTGACATGCCCGACCCGCTTATGTACGACCTCCTGATCGAGATGCGCGCGAAGGGCTGGATTCTTCGCGGTGTCTGGACCGGCAACGACCTGATTTTCGTCCGCATTCACTGAGGAGTTCACCATGCAACAACGCATTTATCCCGTGCGCGCTTCGAGCTGGGGCGCCCTCTTCGACTGCTCGTACCGCTGGGAAGGTATCCACCTGCTCAAGATGCGCAATGTCGTCGGCCTGCGCGCAGCGCTGGGCACCGCCATCCACGCGGGCACCGCTGTGTTCGACCAGAGCCGCCTCGATGGCGCGGGGCTCACTGCTGACGACGCCGCCGGCGCGCTCATCGACAAGCTGCGCGATCCGGAAAACGAGTTTGATCCGTCGCAGGACGATCTGACGATGTCCGAAGCCGAGCGCATCGGCATCACGCTGCTGACGAAGTACTGCCGCGAGGTGTCGCCGCAATTCGAGTTTGTGGCCGTGGAAATGGAAACGAAGCCGCTCGACATTGATTGCGGCAATGGCGTCATCGTTCGCCTGACTGGAACCATGGACCGGGCCCGCGTACGCCGCACCGCCGCAGGCGTCGGTATCGCCGACCTGAAGAGCGGTTCGGCCGCCGTGCAGAAAGGCGCGGCGGTCACGAAGGGCCACGGCCCGCAGATCGGCACCTACGAGATCCTGTACGAGCACTCGACGAACGACGTGATCGGCGACGACGCCGAAATCATCGGGCTCAAGACGAAGGGAACGCTCGAAATCGGCACCGGCACGATCAAGAACGCCAAGCGCGCCATGCTCGGCACCGAATCGACGCCGGGCCTGATCGAGTTCGCGGCCGACATGTTCAAGACCGGCCGCTTCTATCCCAACCCGAAATCGCTGCTGTGCTCGGAGAAGTACTGCCCGCGCTACGCCGCCTGCCAGTTCCACGACTGAGCCACTGCCATGACCGCACAAGACCTTTTCATCCGCCTGACTGACCCGGCAGGCAAGCACAGCCCGATCGTGACGCAACACCGCGTGTGGGATCGGGACCGCTTCATTCGCAACATGCAGCACCAGTTCGGCGAAGGCGTGAAGAGCGTCGAGGATCGCCGCACCGTGACCGTCGTGGATCGCGACGCCTATACCACCATCCGTAAGGGAGCCTGAAGTCCATGAACGCACCCGCCAACATCCAGACAATGAAGACTGCAGGAAATGCGGTGCAGCCGATGCCGGATCTCGCCGTCGACATGTTCACCGAACGTGGTTTCGCACTGGCTAACCGAATCGCCAAAGCGTATGCAAGCAGTGACGCCGTCCCCGCGCAGTTCCGCGCGTACAACCTGAAGAAGGCAGGCACCGAAGAGAACTGGGTCGAGAACCCGTCCGCAATCGGAAACTGCCTGGTGGCCATCGAAGTCGCACGGGCTGTCGACATGTCGATCACTGCGGTGATGCAGAACGCCGACATGATCGAAGGAAAGCTGCGCTGGTCCGGCAAGTTCGTGATCGCCGCCATTAATGCGTCTGGTCGCTTCACCCCCCTTCGGTTCCAGATGATCAACCGTGGCCGCATCAATGCGACCTACAAAGAAAAGACCGGCTGGAACAAGGAAGCCCGTCGACCGATTTTCGAGGAGCGTAGCGTCGAAGTCGACGACGTCGAGTGTATCGCCTGGGCATTGCCGAAGGGGTTTCCGGAACCGCAATTGACCCCGGATCTGTTGCGCAAATTCCCCAATCGCAAGCTGGACATGTACAAGGCGCTCGGGCTGCCCGTGGTCGAATCCGCGCCCGTCACGATGAAGATGGCCGTAGAAGAAGGCTGGTACGGCAAATCCGGCTCGAAATGGCAAACCGAAATGCGCGTGCTGATGTTTCAGTACCGCGCCGGGAGCTTCTTCGGCAACATCCACGCCCCCGACATCGTCATGGGCATGGGCCGGACGTCCGAAGAAGAGCGCGACATCATCGACATCAACCCTGACGGCAGCTACGTGGTTCCGACGATGTCCGTTGACGATTTGCGCGCCAATGCGACCCAAGCCACCGCGCGCGCCGAGCCTGCCGACGTCGTCGGCGAACAGGCGCCCCAACACGCGGCCGCCGCAGACGATGGCCAGCAGCCTGGGCTCGACATCGATGGCAACGATGATGCCGGCCACGATGGCGACGCCCCGACGTTCAAGGACATCAACCGCGAGTTGCTCACCGCATCGACCGTCGAGGAATTGGACCTCGCCCGCAGCATGATTTCGGGCCTCGCAGACGAAGCGCACAAGGCCACGCTGAACCAGGTCGCCGCCCGCCGGGTGCGCGAACTGACTCAGGCCGCTGAAGAGCCGAGCACCGCGGCGCCGGCTGGCCGCCGCGCGCGCGCGCCCCTGAACGCTGAGTGAGGGCCGGCTCGATGAAGATCACCCACATCCACGCCACCAACTTCCTCGGCATCCGCACGGCCGACGTCGAGCTGCGCACGCCGGTCGCCCTCTTCTGCGGTCCTAACGGCGCGGGCAAGTCGAGCATTCAGGACGCCGTATGCCTGGCCCTCGCCGGCGAGAGCGTGCGCGTGGCGCTCAAGAAGGAATACGGGCGCCTGGTACACGACGGCGCCGAGTCGGGATCCATCGTCGTCGTGGCCGACGGCGGGCGCGCGAATAACGTCGCGCTGCCCGGCGGGAAGATCACGCAGACGATCCCGGCAGACCCGCGCACGCCCTACGTGCTCGACGCACAGCGCTTCGCCAGCCTCGACCTGAAGGCGCGTCGCTCGTTCCTGTTCGACCTGATGGGTGTGACCGTGGGCACCGATGACGTGCGCAAGCGCCTCGCTGCCCGCGGCATCACCGGCGACAAGGCCGATGCCGTGCTGCCGCTGGTGCGCGCCGGCTTCGACGCCGCGGCGACCGAGGCTCAGTCGAAGGCCACCGCCGCGAAAGGGGCGTGGCGCGCCGTCACCGGCGAGACCTACGGCAGCTCGAAGGCCAGCAGTTGGACGGCAAAGGCGCCGGAAGGCGCCGAGGATGCCGCCGACCTCGCCGCCGCGCTGGTCGAGGGCCGCGAGACAATCGAGACCTTCGACCGCGAGTGTGCCGACCTTCAGCAGCAGCTCGGCGCCATCGACGCGGCAAACCGCCAGCGGCAACAACGTGACGCGCGCGCCGCGGCGCTGCGCGAGGCTGCCGCCAAGCTTCCGAAGGCGGAACAGTCGCTTGAACGCGCGCGCGCCGAACTGGCAGAGTTTTTGCCGAAGGTCGAAGCGCTGCGCGCCGCCGCCGGCGGCAAGGTCGAGGGCATGCCGTGCACCTGCCCCGAGTGCGGCGCCCTGCTGCGCTACCTCGCCGGGAAGCTCGCAGCGGACGCACCCGTCGAGCGAAACGAGGATGCGGCCGCAAGCCTGCCCGAGTACGAAAAGAGCCTGGCCGTGTTGCAGAACGCGATGAAGAGCCGCGAGGCCGAATTCGACCGCGCGCGCGACGCCGCCGCGCAGTTGGAACTGGTCATGAAAGAGTCCGCCGAGGCCGCGTCGGACGATGCCCCGCCGCGCACCGACATCGAGCAGGCCTTGACCGATGCTAGGGCAAGCGCCACCAAGGCGCGCGAGATTGTCGCGGGTATCGAAGGTGCACAGCGCGCGATCGCCGAGGCCGGCGAGAAAACGAAGCGCGCTGCGCAGCATCACGCAGACGTTGCAGCCTGGGAAGCACTCGCCGGTGCATTGGGCCCGGACGGCATCCCCGCTGATCTGCTCGCCGAAGCCCTCGGACCGATCAATGCCCGCGCGGCAGAACAATCCGACGCCGCGGGCTGGGCACGCGTAGCGATCGCGGCTGATATGTCGATCACCGCCGCCGGTCGCGATTACGCCCTGCTGTCTGAATCCGAGAAGTGGCGTGCAGACGCCGTGATCGCCGAGGCCATCGCGCACCTGTCCGGCGTGCGCGTGCTGATGCTCGACCGCGCCGACGTGCTGGTCGGCGCCGAACGCGACAACCTGTTGTATTGGCTCGACGACCTGGCGCACGCCGGCGACCTCGATACCGCTCTCGTGTTCATGAGCATGAAGGCCGCGCCCGGCGCCATGCCGGAATCCATCACCACATTCTGGATCGCCGACCACAGCGTCGGTGGATCGAAGGCGGCAGCATGACGCAAACGTTCGAACAATGGGCCGAATCCGAAGGGCTCGATATGTCGGTTGACTGGAAAGGCGATCTCACTTCGCCGGTGACTGCCGGGGCGCTGCGCGGATGGGAAGCCGCACAGAGCGCAGGGCAAGAGGCGGTGGCGCTGACGGACGAGGAGATCCTCGCTATCGCAGTTCATCATTTCAAAAACGGGTACGACAATTCCCCGAAGGCTCTTTCGGCGTTCTGCGACTGCGTACGTTCAGTTATCACTGTCTATGCCCCGACCGTGAATGGCGGCGAGCGCGAGCTGGGGCAAGTGATCGACGAGCGCGACCAGTATCACGACGCAGCCGATAAGCTGGCCGGTGCTATCGCCAAGCATTTCGGTGTCGAAATTGGTGAGCACAGCAACCTCAATTGCCCGTGGCAGAACGCACTCGACCATATCGCGCAGGCAACTAAGCGCGCCGCAGATGCGCAGCAGGTGGACGAATCGCCGAACATACGCCGCGCACTTGAACAGGCACTCATGGCGTTGACCGGCTATCTCCCTGCGCACCGCAATGCCGTGACCGATGCAGCTATCGAAGCTGCCCGCGCCGCCCTCATGTCCCCCGCGAAGGTGGGGACCGTGGCGCAGGTCACGCCCGAGGAACAAGCAGAAATAAATGCTGCGCTGGACCGTGACGATGAGATCGCATGCAGTTCGTGCGGCCTGACAATGGCGCAATCGCGCGACCTTGCTGCCGCGAAGGCGGCCGGGGATGAGCGGGAGGCGTTTAAGTGGCCGCCGATGCCCGCTTTCCCGCAAGCGTTACTTGGCTCAAAAGAAGGTGGATACCTGTTCACCGAACACCAGATGCAGGGCTACGCCAACGCTTATGGTGAGATCGTTCGCGCCACGCTGTCGGCGGATGGCGGGGAGGACAAGCGGGATGCGGAGTATTGGCGCTTCCTCCGAGAGCAGCATGAAGGAACCGAATCATTCGAGGATGCCGAAGGCTTCACCGTCACCGAGCCAACTGCGCGAGCGTTCACTGTTTTCAAACCCGGACAGGGAGACTATCACCTTGAACCTGTCGGATGCATGCCCGGAGAACTTGAAGAGACGATCCGCGCCGCCATTGCCGCCAATCAGGCGAAGGGGGATGCGTGAGCACGTTCACTGTGTGGTGCCCCGAGCGGGACCAAGACTTCGAAGATGGCCGATCGTTCGACGCCCATGACGCGGAAATGGCCGCCGAGAAGTGGGCCGAGTATGACGATGCATACAGCGCCGAGTATTCCATCGTGGGTGGTCGCGAAGTGACGGTAATGGTGCGCAACGAGGCCGGGCAAGACTCTTCGTTCATCGTCAGCGGAGAAGCTGAACCGGTCTACTTCGCGCGCGAAATCGCCGCCTTTCAGGCAGCGGAGGAGCGGAAATCGTGACTCAGACGATCCTCGACCCGTGCTGCGGCAGCCGCATGTTTTGGTTCGACCCGGCCAATCAAGGCGTCCTATTCGGCGACATCCGCGACGAAGAACACATGCTGTGCGACGGGCGCGCGCTGAACATCAAGCCCGACGTGCAGATGGACTTCCGCGATATGCCCTTCGATGACGGCAGCTTTCGGCTCGTCGTATTCGATCCGCCGCACCTGCGCCGGGCCGGACTCGTGAGCTGGCTCCGTGCGAAGTACGGGATTCTATCGGACGACTGGCAGGAAGACCTGCGGCGCGGGTTCGCGGAGTGCTTTCGCGTGCTCGACCACGAGGGAATCCTGATCTTCAAGTGGAACGAAGTGCAGATCAAGGTCAGCGAGATTCTTGCGCTGACACCTCACGCGCCATTGTTTGGCCACAAGTCAGGCAAGCGCGCCGACACGCATTGGATTTGCTTTATGAAGCGCGTCGACGGCGCTAAGGGGGCGTGATGCTAGGGCAACCTCACCCGTTGGAGCCGCTCTGCCTCTCGCCACCCTGCCTTGCGAGCTTCGTCAGGAGTGTCGAACGGCGCGTCTGTAGTGCGTTGTCCGACACTTTCTGGATCTTTGCCTGGCCGGCGGACTTCGATGATGTACGTGTAGTAACGCACCCCGGAATCCGCTGTCTCGTGGCTCAACACTTGAACGCCGACAGTGTTACTGCCGTCGGTCTTCCATTGCCACCCCGCAGTCATACATGCCTCCTTTCGTTTCGAGGAATCCTAGCATGATCAGAGACCAGTTTCTGCTCGATATCCAGCCTGAGCTGATCATCGACAACTTCGCCGGCGGCGGTGGTGCAAGCTGTGGCATTGAGCTCGCCCTCGGCCGTCACGTCGACCACGCAATCAACCACGATCCCGAAGCGGTAGCCATGCACGCGATGAACCACCCGCAGACCGAGCACCATTGCGAATCGGTGTGGGACGTGGATCCGCTCGCGCTGACGCAAGGGCGTCCCGTGGGCCTCGCCTGGTTCTCGCCCGACTGCAAGCACTTCAGCAAGGCCAAAGGCGGCAAGCCGCGCGACAAGAAGATTCGGGGCTTGGCTTGGGTAGCGATGCGCTGGGCCGCGCTGGTGCGCCCGCGCGTCATCATGCTGGAAAACGTCGAGGAATTCCGGACGTGGGGCCCGGTGCTCTCGGATGGCTCTCCCTGCCCGCAGCGCAAAGGTCAGACGTTCCGTTCGTTCGTGCGTCAGCTCGAAGCCTTGGGCTATGTGGTCGAATATCGCGAGCTGCGTGCGTGCGACTATGGCGCCCCGACGATCCGCAGGCGACTCTTCCTGGTTGCCCGTTGCGACGGCAAGCCGATCATTTGGCCCGAGCCGACACACGGCGCGCCAGACAGCGCTGCGGTGCTGTCTGGCCTGCGCAAACCATGGCGCACGGCCGCCGAGTGCATCGACTGGTCGATCCCCTGCCCCTCGATCTTCGAGCGTGCCAAACCGCTCGCGGAGGCCACGCAACGACGTATCGCGCGCGGCATCCGCCGCTATGTCATCGACGCGGCCGATCCATTCATCGTGAAGGTGAACCACGGGTACGACTATTTCCGCGGCCAGCCGCTTGGTGAACCGCTGCAAACCATCACGGCGAAGCACGGTTACGGCATCGTCGCGCCGGTGCTCACGGAGTGCGCGAACGCGTCGACGCAACGATCGTGGCCGGCGGATGAGCCGCTGCGCACCCAGTGTGCCGAGGTCAAGGGCGGCCACTTCGCGCTCGCGTCCGCCACGCTGGTGCAGACCGGATACGGCGAGCGCCCCGGTCAAGCGCCGCGTGCACCAGGTCTCGACAAGCCGCTCGGCACCGTTGTGGCCGGCGGCGCCAAACACGCGCTGGTGTCGGCCTTCCTCGCCAAGCACTACGGTGGGAACTACGACGGTCCGGGCGTCAGCCTCGATCAGCCGACCAGCACGGTCACGACCACCGACCATCACGCGCTGGTGTCGTCCCACCTGGTCAAACTGCGCAACAACCAGTTTGGTCAAGACACGCGCGAGCCGATGCCGACACTCACCGCCGGCGGCGGACATGTCGGGGCGGTGAGAACGTTCCTGGTGAAGTACTACAGCGAAGGCGGTCAGGATCAGGACTGCCGTGCCCCGATGCACACGATCCCGACCAAGGATCGCCTCGGCCTGGTCACAGTGGCTGGCGAGCAATACCAGATCGCCGACATCGGCATGCGCATGCTCGAACCGCATGAGCTGTACGCGGCGCAGGGCTTCCCGGATACGTACGTCATCGCGCCGGTGCTCAACGGCAAACGGCTCGCGAAGCATGCTCAGGTGCGGATGTGCGGCAACAGCGTCAGCCCGCCCATGGCCGCCGCACTCGTGCGCGCGAACGTGCCGGAAATGGCGGCCTGGACGGCGAAGGAACGCCGCACAATGGAGGCGGCTTAGTGTCAGCGAACCGCACGCCTCGCCGCTACTTGACGCATAAGCGGGACAACAGCACAGCGTGCCACTGTCACCGCCGCCGCCTCACTGTGCCACCGGAGATCCTCCAGGCCGTCAAATACATAGCTGCTTTCGAACTTCGCAAGAGACTCAGGCAGTTCACTGCCATTTACGGCCCACACGCGTGCAGCAGCGAAATACTCGGCATCCCCTTCGCCGTCATCTGTTACACGGACTGCGCTGAAGATCGCGCGAAAATCTCCCTCGTCGATTATGAGTTGCACTTCCATAGCTCCTGTTGTTTTGGTCACCCCGATGATATTTCTTTTTTTCATGGAACAGGGAAATATTTATTTACAAATCAACAAGTTACAAGAAAGCATCCATTCACATTGACGCAGAACATGAGCCGAAAAGCAGCATGACCACCCACCCGGCCACGGCCGAAGCACTGAAGCAGTCAGCAGCCGACGAGCCGATGATCGATCGCCATCTGGATCTCTTCGACAAGTGCCGCCTTGATCTCGTCCAGTTCCTCGACCTTCGCCAGCTTCAGCTTGCGGGCGCCGAACGGTTCGATGAGTTCGACGCCGTCAAACGGCGTCACCTCGATGGTGATGTCCCACAGGGTCGCACGCTCGCCGATCTCGATGTCGACGTTGCAACCGCGGTACACGAAGTTGAGGGTTGGCATGGTTTGAGCGGCTTCCGAGAGTGGCCGGGTACCCATGATAGTACGAACGAAATGCTACGAGTGACAGCACGAAATTGGGGAATCGCAATATGAACGACTACCTCTCCATGCACGAACTTGCCGAGCTGATCGGCTGCAAACCGAACCAGCGTTCGGCAATGATGAAGTGGCTGGACGCCAACCGATGGCGCTACGTGGTCGACAGCCACGGGCAGCCGAAGGTGGCTCGCGCCTACCGCGACAAGAAAATGGGCATCAACGAGAACAACAGCAGCACCAACAAATATGACGCAACGCCGAACTACCAAGCCTTCGCGTAAGAGCACCACCCCGGTTACCGACGAGCCCACCGGTACCCCGCGCCTCTACAAGAGGTTCGGGGTTCGCAAGGTCACCTTCTGGTACAAGTACCCGGACGGGCGCCGGGAAACGATCGCGAGCGCGCCGCGTGGTGACCGCGCAGAAATCGCGCGCGCCGCGGCGGTGAGCCAGCGCCGCGCGATGGACATCATTGCAGGGCAGATCATCGCTGATTCGGTTGGAGACATGATCGACCGATTCCGCACCGAGATCGACCCCACCCATTACGCCGACCAGTCGAAGGCCGGTATCGCGGTGCGTAAAGGCACATATGAACGGCTCACGGCATTCTTCGGCCGCATGCAGCCTGCGGCATTGGAGCCTGTCCACGGCTATCAGTATCTCGACGCACGAGCAAAGTCCGGCGCCCCAAAAGGGGCGAACAAGGAAATGGCCCTCATGTCGACGATCTGCAACTACGGGATTCGCTGGGGGCTGATCCGTGTCCACCCGTTCCGCAATCTCATGTTGAACAAGGCCGACACCTCCGTCCGCGACGTCGTGCGCAGCCAGGTGATTCGCTTCTACCTGTGGTCGGTAAAGCAGGAACAGGCCTTCCGTACGATGGGCGTGGCCGGCATGTTCACGTACTTGACCGGCTTCCGCGCCGCAGAGGTGCGCCCGTATCACATGTCAGGGCTGAGCGACGATGGAGTGATGGTCGTTAGCGCGAAGCGGAAGATGGGTGAATCGGAAACGCGCAAATTGAGGAAATGGTCCCCACGCCTTCGCGTGGTCGTCGAGCGCGCGAAGCGCGAGCGAAAAGTCGCGAGCGTGTTTCTGTTTCCGAATCGCAGGGGCCGACCGTACACGAAGAGCGGCTGGAACTCGGTTTGGCAGGACGCGATGTATACGTACATCGGCGAGAAGGACGCCGCGATCGCCGAGGAATTCAAGGCGAAGAAGGCGCGCGAGGCAGCTCAGCGAAGAGGCGAAGCTGTGGCCGACTTGGAGCTTCAACTCACGAAGCACCCGGAATACTTTTCGTTGCTCGACATCCGCCCGGCTGCTATCACCTCGAAGCTCGAACAGCGCGCCGCAGATGCGTACGATTTCGCCGCTCACACAAGCCCGTCGACGACACATCGACACTACGATCGACGCAAGACAAGGGTCGCTGACGCTACCGAGTGA